CCTGGAATTCGGCCATGCAAAGAGGGGCGGAGGCCGCGTCAGGGCGATCCCGCACATCGCGCCTGCGGAAGCAGCCGGGGAGGAACAGCTTGTCAGGGATATCGAGCGTGCGCTTGGAGGGACGTGACCATGTTCCCCCGCCAGTCTCCCGCAACGTCTTCCACGGCGTGTGGATGGCCGGGGTGCTGTATGCAGGAATGGCATGGGATCAGTACAGAAGTGAGGAAGAAGCAAAGGAGTACAGAAGGAGCGCAGACACATGGAAAAACTGCTGGAAATGATGGAGGAGCTGGCGGAAGCGGGCATCCCGTCCGCCTATGACCATTTCGCGGAAGGCGAGTCACCGGAGCCGCCATTCATTACTTACGTCATCCCCGGCGCGGACAACTTCTCCGCAGACGGGAGGGCATACTTCAAGGTGGACGAGGTGCATGTCGAGCTGTATACGGACGCAAAGGATCCGGACCTGGAAAACCGTGTGGAAGACGTCCTGGACAGCCACGATGTCTACTACTCCAAGTCAGAGGTCTGGATCGAGTCTGAGAAGCTCTACGAGGTCATGTACACCTTCCAGATGAAGCGGGACGCGGCTGCTCCGGCTGCACCTATGGAAACGGATCCCCTGGATGCAACAGAGGAAGATACAGAGAGTGGCACTGTGAATGGCACTGAGGCTGACACTGTGAATGGCGCTGATGGCACTGATGGCGCTGATGGCACTAATGACACCATAAATGGCACTGTAAATGGCGCCGCAGAAACCGAAGACACCGATGAACCGGATACCGGAACCACTGTGGAAGACAGAACAGAAGAACCGGATGGAGGAACAGCCAATGAAGAATAAAGTCAAATACAACCTGAAAAACGTCCACGCCGCAAAGCTCACGGAAACTGTGAATGACGGCGTGACCACGTTTTCCTATGATGCGCCCAGGGCTATCCCCGGCGCGGTCAGCATCTCCCTTGACGCGGAAGGCGAGTCGAACCCCTTCTACGCGGACGGCATCGTCTACTTCCGCTCCGTGACCAACAACGGCTATTCGGGAGACCTTGAGATGGCGCTGATCCCCGAGTGGTTCCGGACGGAGATCCTGCAGGAGGTGAAGGACGCCAAGGGAGTCCTGATCGAGAAGAGCACCAACTCCGACAGCGTGAAGTTCGCGCTCCTGTTTGAGTTCGACGGCGACGCGCACGCAATCCGCCACGTGCTCTACAACTGCACGACCTCCCGGCCTTCCATCGAGTCCGAGACCAAGGAAGACTCCATCGAGCCCGGCACGGAGCAGCTGTCCATCGCGGCGGATCCCAGGTCTGACGGCCTTGTGAAGGCAAGGACGGGCGACGAGACGGACGCCACCGCCTACGCCAACTGGTACAAAAATGTGTACGTACCTGCGGAAGCGGCTGTGGAAAATGGCGGGGAGTAAGCAACTCATCCATCACCCGTATTGCAGGGGGTGGCGTGGATAATAAGTGAGTTGCGGATCATGCACACAGGGGATGGCGTGGGACAAGATACTAACCGCCATCCCCGCATGGTTCTGCACCGGCAACGACGAGCACAAGAAACAGAGTGGAGGAAAAGAATAGAATGATCTACCGCGTGATTGACATTAACGGGAAACAGGTGCCTATGCGTTCTTCCGCGACCGTGCCCAGGCTTTACAGGGCGAAATTCAAGAGGGACATCTTCAAGGACCTCTCGAAGCTGGAGAAGTCTTTCGGGAAGAAGACGGAGGAAGGGAAGGATCTGGCGATCGAGGACCTTGAGATCTTTGAGAACGTGGCGTACATCATGGCGTGGCATGCGGATCCGACCATCCCCGGCACCATCGAGGACTGGCTCGACCAGTTCGACATGTTTTCCATCTACGAGGTGCTGCCGCAGATCCTCGAACTGTGGGGCGACAACATCCAGACGGACATCCAGGCAAAAAAAGCCCTCGGAGGAGCAGCAGGGAAATGACCACGCCGTTGTTCCTCCTGCGCTGCACGGAGGTCGGGATCTCTATCAGGGACCTCGACCTCCTGACCATAGGCGTGGTGATCGACATGTGGACGGAGAAGGCGAATGATGGGGTGATGGAAAGCCGGAGTTCCAATAGAAGTGGAGAGGATGTGTTTGTGAGGAAAGCCGTGCAGAAGGATTTCGATCTATTTTAACCTTGTGTAAGAATGCGGGCATCCCTGATCGTGAAATAAATCCCCCGGAACAAAGCCCACACTATCGTTGACTACCTGACAGCAGCTGTCCTAAAATGGACAAATGGAACGGATGGCAGGAAGAGCAAGGACACACACATGGCAAAGCTATACTTCAGATACGGGGCGATGGGGTCATCGAAGACCGCCAATGCCCTGATGGTCAGGCACAATTACATCGAGAAGGGGCAGGAGCCGGTGCTCTTAAAGCCCAGGACGGACACGAGGGACGGGGAGAGGATTGTCCGCTCCCGCATCGGCCTGGAAGCGGAGTGCCAGTTCGTGGACGATTTCCTTGCCGCCGTTCAGGTCGCAGGATCTGGCATTTACGCGGCACTGCAAGGACACGATATAGCCGCAGTGATCGTTGACGAGGCGCAGTTCCTGACGGAAGCAGAGGTAGACCTGCTCTCCGACATTGTGGATGACTATAACGTCCCCGTCCTGTGCTATGGCCTGCGGACCGATTTCACGGGCCATTTCTTTGAAGGCTCCAGGCGGCTTATGGAGGTTGCCGACGTGATCGAGGAAGTCCCCACGGTCTGCTGGTGCGGCAGGAGGGCGAAGTACAACGCGAGGGTGAAAGACGGGAAGATCGTCCGCACGGGCGAACAGGTCATGCTCGGAGGAAACGAGTCCTATGTCTCCCTTTGTAGGAGGCATTTCAAGGAGGGGAAGATCAGGAAATGACAGTAACGGTCACAAGGGACTGGGTGGATTACCTCTTGTCCATAATGCCTATAGTGCTATCGGCTGTAGCTATCTGGATTTCAATTCATCTCTCAAGGCAACAGAACAATATAGCGCTATTCGAAAAAAGATATGGATCTTACAAGCTTCTTCAGTTTATCGGAGTGTTCTGTTCCAAAATAAGCCAAGACACACTGAATACGATAGAAGATTTCAAGAGCTGTGCCAATGACAAATTGATAGAGGAATACGAAGAAACAATCTGCTCGATGCTGTCTTTATGGGCAAACCGGAGGATTCTTTTTGAAGGAACGATGTCCGATGAAGCGCGCTTGAAATGTATGTATACGTGCATGGGTGGGACAACAGACTTTAAACTCGCAGATTTGCTGGACTCCTATTTGCAGAGCGATAAAGAGGAACTTGATAAGACATCCCTTTTATTTGACCAAAAGACCGCAGAAATTATAGATGAAACAGCTGAAGCCTACTTCGAATTATGCAGTCAGATGATTTTATGCATACATCAACAGCGGGCGCATGCTATAGAAGGATATGACAAGAAGTTAAGAAGGTTCATTGATGCCGCACAAAATTGGGAAATTGGAAGTCCCGCAATGAAGAAAATCAAGAGAATAATTCGCTTATAACTGTCTTTAGGCAGTGAGAGACTGACGAAAGCATCATCCGCATGGGTGGTGTTTTTTTCATTATCCGAACCTTTGAAAAATCCGAACCTTTGACGAATATTCCTCTCTGCGCGAAGAATTGTATCTTTAAAGGTTCGGATTTTATTTTGGGTGTGTTATGCTTCGTTAAAAAACGAAGGAGGGTCATTAAATATGGCTAATGAAGCAAGACACATTCAACCGGTAGGAACTAAAAGAGGCGCCTACTCAAAATTGAATCCCCAATTCGCTGAAATTGTGGATTATTTTTGTTCTTTCGAAGAAGATGTTGCGAGATTATCCGATTCCTCAATTCGCAGTTCAGCATCAAAAGGAACGCAGTTTCTTTACTACCTTCAAAAGAAAGGACTTATGTCTTTTGATGACGTTAAAGAGGATGATGTCGTTAGTTTCTTTGTCAAGGATGGGAAGCCGGTATACGAGACAAGCTACCGATATCGTCTTTCTGAATTCTTTGAAGCTGTGTCAGGAAAGTACCCTGAGCTGAGTACTTTAAGCGCATGGCTGCCTTACGTCAGGGTTACCCGAAAAAACATACAGTATCTCACAAATGAGGAAGTTTACCTTATCAAGAATGCCTGCGCTTCTGCCGAGTCAGATTTACCTCTGCTTTGCCGGGCAGTAGTATTGCTTTTGCTTTACACCGGTCTACGTGGATGTGATATCGCCGCGCTTACGTTGGAATCTATTTTGTGGGAATCATCCATGATCAGTCTTGTCCAGAAAAAAACTTCGGTTCCCTTGACGATACCTTTGCCCACTGTCGTCGGAAATGCGCTTTATGACTATCTGGAAGAAGAGAGAAAATCGGATTCGCGAAGTTTTTTTATTACAGCAACAGGTAAGGATTTCAAGTCAAGTGACGTATCACACTGCGTCAAAAAAGTGTTTATGGCAGCCGGGATACGCCAGAACAAGGGAGACCGTCAAGGATCCCATATTTTCAGGCATCATCTGGCAACCAGCCTTCTTGAACACGAAGTCGCACAGCCGGTTATATCACAGATTCTTGGTCATACAGACCCTGTTTCCATACAGGCTTACCTCAGTGCTGACATGAAGCATCTTCGCGACTGTGCACTCGGTATAGAGGACTATCCCCTTTGTTGGGAGGTGGCCTTCCATGCATGAATACAAGTCACTCCTGGCAGGTACCGCCCCTGCTTTTATCGATTTCATGATTGCTTCACAGCACTGGAACGAAGATTACGAAAATCGCTTTATAACCTTTGACAATTATCTTTTCAACATGCACCGCGATGAAGCAGTACTGACTCAGGACATGGTTGATGCCTGGTGCGGTGTACGGCCGAAGGAGTCGGCCAACGCAAACATAGCCCGTACCTCTGTAATCATCGCTTTTATACGATACTTGCAGAGGCGCGGGCTGACAGACGTAAAGGAACCAGACAGGCCAAAACCGCAGAAATGTACGCATATTCCCCATGCTTTTACTACGGAGGAGCTTACAAGGTTCTTTTACGTATGTGATCATATCAACGTACGGAACAATCGTAAAGACTGGCTTGTAAAAAAGCTGATCCTTTGTGTGATTTTCCGTCTCATGTATTGCACGGGTTTAAGACCCAAGGAAGCCAGGATGCTCAAGAAAAACGAAGTGGATCTTGAACATGGTGTCCTGAACATTATTGAAACAAAGGGGCATGACCAGCATTATGTTGCTGTTCATGAGAGCATGATCATCATAATGCGCGAGTACGACCGGAGGATGGAAGAACTGATACCGGAAAGGGTATATTTCTTTCCCCGCAAAAAAGATGGTTACAGATCGCAGAAATGGCTGAGGGAAAACTTCGCAGATCTTTGGAAGACTGCTAACCCGGCCGTACATGCCATCTCATATGATTTCCGCCACAATTATGCCACGGTCAATATCAACAAGTGGATGGATCTGGGTTTTGATTTTTACGACAAACTTTATTACCTCAGCAAGAGCATGGGGCATTGCAGTGTTGAACATACAAAATACTATTATTCAATAGTACCACGCATGTCAGAAATCCTGGAGGAAAAGAGCGGAGCGAGCTTTGAGGAACTTGTGCCGGAGGTGATGGACGATGAAATCTGGTAAAGAAGCGAGATTCCTGTCAAAATCCGTTTCCGAGTTTATATCGGTGTATGCTCCCGCACATTTGACTGATAGTGAGAATACTCTGAAATCCTATCAGGTGACATTGGGCAAATATCTTGGTTTCCTCGAGGACGACAAAGGTTTTAGCATACAGACTATTTCCGCAGAATGTTTTGAAAAGCAGGTTATAGAAGAATGGATGCGGCACATGAGAAACATAGAGCGCCTTTCTCCGGACACATGCAACATCAGACTTGGTGGGTTAAGGACATATTTGAAATATCTGGGCACCAGGGAGGTCAAATACAAGTACTTGTATTCTGAGGCCATTGATATCCCATTAATGAAAACTGAAAAGAAAAAAGTGTCCGGACTGAGCAAAAAGGCCGTAAAGACATTAATGACCGCGCCGAATCAATCTACCCCTGCTGGAAGAAGAGATCTTGTATTTATGATAATCGCTTACGGAACAGCAGCCAGAATGTCAGAAATACTTTCCATAAAGGTTGGACACTTGTTTTTGGATGGCTCTAAACCTCATGTGACCGTCATTGGAAAAGGCGGCAAAGTAAGAACCCTCTATCTTCTCCCAAAAGCTGTCGCTCACATAAGAAAGTATCTCAATACAGCCCATGGCGAGAATCCGGATCCGGAAAGATTTCTATTCTATTCCAGAAACGGAAGCAAAGAAGAACGGATTAGTTCCAAAGCAATAGAAAAGCGTCTGCGTATGTATGCCGAAAAAGCCCATGAGAAATGCAGTGATGTTCCGTTGGACCTTCACGCACATCAATTCCGCCATGCACGTGCTTCACATTGGCTTGAGGAGGGAATGAATGTAGTGGAAATATCCGTTTTACTTGGTCATGAACAGCTGGCAACAACAATGCGTTATCTGGACATCAGTACGGCTGATCAGATAAAAGCAATGGCGACATTAGAAGACGAAAACAACTCCAAAGTAAGCGCCAAATGGAAAAACAATAACGGCAGTCTTAAGTCTTTGGTTACCAGACAGTAATAATAAATCCGAACCTTTTTCTGGAGAGACAGACCGTACTACTGTACTCCAAATAAAAAGGTTCGGATTTTTCAAAGGTTCGGATAATGAAAAAAATCAGAAGGTTCTGATTTTTTTCATGCCCGTTTTTACACAGCCCTGCTGTGTGAACCCATCACTCTCCGCTGCGGACAACGTCTGCAGCCACTTTGACAACTGAAAACCTGCCGCAGCCACACGCTGTGGGCATCTATCGTCCTGCCTGCCGCCTTCCCGGAGGCTGCCGTCATGCAGGAAGCGCGAGGTAACACCCTATGGCACGAGGATCCATCCGCGGCATCACCGTCCAGATCGGCGGCGACAGCACAGGCCTCCAGAAGGCCCTTTCCGGCGTCGAAAAGTCCGTAAAGACGACGCAGGCATCGCTCAAAGATGTCAACAAGCTCCTGAAACTGGACCCGGCGAACACGGAGCTGATCACCCAGAAGCAGAAGCTGCTGAAGGAAGCCATCGAGGCCACGAAGACGAAGCTGGATACCCTGAAAACGGCATCCGAGCAGGCGGCGAAGACGGCCTCGAACTACGACGCGTGGAAGGCGAAGCACGACGCGATCCAGAAGGAGATAGACGAGACGTCGAAGCACCTCAAGGAGCTGAAGGAGAAGGCGAAGGACGCCGACCAGCAGCTTGCCGAAGGGAAGATCTCGCAGGAAAAGTACGACGCGCTCCAGAAGGAGATCCAGGAGACGGAGGACAAGCTCAAAACCCTCCAGGATGCATCCAAAGCCTGCGACGAGGAGTTTGGTAAACCGATCTCCCCGGACCAGTACGACGCCCTCCAGCGGGAGATCATCGAGACGGAGGAGGAGCTTAAGAACCTCCAGAAGGAAGCCGCGAACACCAACAGCGTACTTGCAAACATCGGGGAAGCCGGTAAGAAGTTCGAATCCGCCGGCAACACCATCGCGGGGGCGGGAAAGAAGATGCTCCCGGTATCCGCAGCCGTGGCGGGCATCGGGGCGGCGGCGCTCAAGACCACGGGCGAGTTCGATGCCTCCATGTCCAACGTGTCCGCCATCTCCGGGGCCACCGGGAAGGACTTCGACGCGCTCCGCGATAAGGCGCGGGAGATGGGAGCGAAGACGAAGTTCTCGGCATCCGAGGCCGCCGACGCAATGTCCTACATGGCCATGGCCGGGTGGAAGACGGAGGACATGCTGGACGGCATCGGCGGCGTCATGGACCTTGCCGCGGCGTCCGGGGAAGACCTCGCGTCCACCTCCGACATCGTGACTGACGCGCTGACCGCCTTCGGGCTCACGGCGAAGGACTCCGGGCATTTCGCCGACATCCTCGCGGCGGCATCCTCCAACGCCAACACGAACGTCTCCATGATGGGAGAGACCTTTAAGTACTGCGCGCCCGTCGCCGGGGCGCTCGGGTACAGCGCGGAGGACGTCGCCGTGGCCATCGGGCTCATGGGCAACTCCGGCATCAAGGCGACGCAGGCAGGCACGGCGCTCCGTACGCTCATGACCAACATGGCCAAGCCCACGAAGACCGTGGAAGGCGCAATGAAGCAGCTCGGCATATCCCTCACGGACGGCAGCGGCAACATGAAGTCCTTCCGGGAGATCATGGACGACCTGCGCGCCGGCTTCGGGGAACTGAAGATGCCTGCGGAGGAAGTGCAGGAGCGCATCGACGCGCTCATCGCGGACCTCGAAGACGGGAAGATCACGGAGGAGGAGTTCAACTCCGCCTGCGACGAACTGATGGAAGGCGCATACGGCGCGGAGGGGGCCTTGAAAGCGGAAGCCGCCGCGGCCCTCGCAGGCAAGACCGGCATGTCCGGCCTCCTCGCCATCGTGAACGCATCACCCGAGGATTACGAGAAGCTGTCCGCGGCGATAGAGGACTGCGACGGCGTGACGCAGAAGATGGCAGAGACCATGCAGGACAACCTGCCCGGGCAGCTGACCATCCTCAAATCCCAGCTCCAGGAGCTGGCCATCCAGTTCGGCGACTCCATGATGCCCATGGTGCGGAAGGCCGTGAAGGCCGTCCAGGACTTCGTGGACAGGCTGAACCACATGAGCGAGGGGCAGAGGAATGCCATCCTCAGGATCGGCGCGTTCGTCGCGGCGCTCGGGCCCTTCCTCGTCATACTCGGCACATGCATATCGAAAGCAGGCGTCGCCATGCAGGCCTTCTCCAAAGCCGGGTCGGCAGTGCTGAAGCTGAAAGCAGGGGCAGGCGGCGCATCGGGAGTCCTTGCGAAGCTCGGAGGAGCCATCGGCGGCATCTCCGCGCCAGTCGTGGCAGTCGTGGCGGCGGTCGGAGTGCTTGTGGCTGCCTTCATCCACCTGTGGAAGACCAACGACAAGTTCCGGGAGAACATCCTGGGGACGTGGGAGAGGATCAGGAGTGCCGTGGGGAGCTTCGTGAAGGGAATCGCGGAGCGGCTCGGGAAGCTCGGTATCACCTTCACATCCGTGTCAAACGTGGTCAAAAAGGTGTGGGAGGGGCTGTGCTCCATCCTCGCGCCGCTGTTCGAAGGGGCGTTTGCCAATATTGCCACAGTGCTCGAAACCGTCCTCGGCGTGCTGACGGGACTGCTCGACGTCTTCATCGGGCTGTTCACCGGCAACTGGAAGCAGGCATGGACAGGCGTGAAGGAAGTCTTCGGATCCGTATGGGACGGGATCAAAGGCATCTTCAGCACTGTCCTGGAAGCCATGAAGGGCATCGCGGAAGCAGTGCTTGGATGGTTCGGCTCCAGCTGGGAGAAGGCGTGGAGTTCCGTGTCCACGTTTTTCCAGGGCATCTGGAACGGCATCGCATCCTTCTTTACAGATGTGTGGAGCGGCATCAAGTCGGTGGTCTCCACTGCCGTGGGTGCTGTGGCAGATACGCTGTCAAAGGTGTGGATATCCATCACGTCCAAAGTGTCTTCCGTATGGACTTCCATCTCTAACACCGTATCAGGCGCCTGGGAGACGATCAAAGCCGTCGTGCAGGTCGGCATCCTGTTCATCCAGGAGCTGCTGAAGGCGGCCTTCACGCTCCTGACGCTCCCCTGGCAGTTCATCTGGCAGAACTTCGGGACGCAGATAAAGTCCGCCTGGGAGACGATAAAGAAGACCGTATCCGACGCGCTTAAGAAGATCCAGGACAGGATCAAGACCGTCTGGAACGCCATCAAGTCGTTCCTGCTGCCGATCCTGACCGCCATAAAGACGGCGATGTCCACGGCATGGAACGCCATCAAAACGGCCATCCACACCGTCCTGACTGCCGTAAAGAGCAAGGTCACGACTGTCTGGAACGCCATCAAAACGTTCCTTGCGACGGTGCTCACGGCTATCAAAACAGCTGTGTCCACGGCGTGGGAAGCGGTCAAAACAGCCATCGGGGCAAAGCTGGACGCCATTAAGACGAAGGTCACGAATGTGTGGAACAGCATAAAGACGTTCCTGGGGAACACCATGGCGGCGGTCAGGGAAAAAGCCGGAACTGCATGGAGCGGCATGAAGGATAAGATCGGCACTGTCTCGGACGGGATCAAAACGAAGGTCGGCACTGTGTTTGACAGCGTGAAGACGAAGCTTGGGAGCGTGTTCGACGGCATTAAGACCGCTGCTTCCAGCAAGTGGGAGTCGATAAAGAACGCGATCATCCGGCCCGTCGAGAACGCCAGGGACGCGGTAAAGAACGCCATTGACAGGATGCGCTCCTTCTTCAACTTCCACTGGTCCCTGCCGCATTTGAAGCTCCCCCACGTGCACATCAGCGGCCACTTCTCCCTGCGCCCTCCTTCCGTCCCGCACTTCTCCGTCTCCTGGTATAAGGAAGGCGGCATAATGACGAAGCCCACGATGTTCGGCATCAACGGCAGTTCCATCATGGCGGGCGGCGAAGCAGGGCCGGAGGCGGTCCTGCCGCTGTCGGAGTTCTACGACAGGCTGTCCTCGATGCTTGACGAGCGGCTCAACATGTCCGGCATGGAGAAGTACCTCAAGGTCATCGCGGACAACAGCATGAAAGGGATCTACCTTGAAGACGGCACCCTCGTGGGGCATCTGCTCCCGGCGATAGACAGCGGCCTGGCGAAGTACGCCATGAGGGGAGATCGGGGGAACAGGTGATTTCCTGATCCCCCGCTGACCCGTCCTGACCGCGCCCATCTACCCCGTGGGACCTGCAGTTACTGGAATGTAAAAAAGGGCTGTGCAGGCTTAGGCGCAAAAATGCCTGGCACAGCCCATGCTGAAAATTGGCGTCCGTGCGGCCTTTCAGCCGGCAGGACACTTTATTATACAACAGCGGACAGGGCAGAATGACGAACTTTTTTCCGGACAGGCAGTGAGCGTGGAAGCGGAGGAACCAGAGAAAATGGCAGAAGGAAGCATGAACAGAAGAAGCAGGAGGAGAATCAGATGAGTTCAATCGAAACCACAGACGTGTCAATCTTCACAGGAGCATTGATCAACGGGGAGCACACGCTGCGGGACTGGGGCGCGGCCATCACGAACAGCGACGTCGTAGGACTCCCGGAGCCGTCCACGGTTTTGATCGACATCCCTGGCAGGAGCGGCAGGCTTGACCTTACCGAGGCGCTGACCGGGGACGTGCCATACGGGAACAGGGAGCTGAAGCTGGAGCTCGTGTGCAGGACGGACAGGGAGAAGTGGGTAAAGACCTGCACGCATGTGTTCAACGCGGTACACGGCAAGCCCGTCCGCGTAATATTTGATGAAGACCCAGGGCACTACTATGCCGGCAGGGCATCGGTGTCCGAACCTGCAAGGCTTGCAAATGCGGGGCAGATGACGGTCACAGTCGATGCGGAGCCATACCGGTATGAAGTGGAGGAGTTTGCTGCGTCATTCACGGGCGGGGCGGGATCCATTAACGGCACCGTGGAAAACCTGCGGATGCCGACGATTCCCACAGTGGCGGTACCTAATGCCTGCACCCTGTTCCATGGCGGGAAGTCCTACAGCCTCGAAGAAGGGGAGCAGGTGCCTCCCGGCCTCGTCCTGCATCCCGGGGATAACGAGTTCTCCGTCACAGGGTCGCAGTCCATCACCTTCCGGTTCAGGAGGGGGTGCCTGTGACTTCTGCATACAACACATGAGTTGTGTATATGCACGGTATGAACACAGAAAAGCAGGGACACAGTTCAGAAGTGAAGCTGGGAGACTGGGAAACTGGGAAACAGAGAAGTTGAAACGCTGGAAAGCTTAGAGGAGGGGGATGAGAAATGTACACGATCTATCTTGACGGGGAGCTGTTTTACGACCCGCGCATACCGTCCCTCGCCATACTTGAGCCCGTGTGCGAGACGGAGGTGAACAAGACTGGCTCCATGAAGTTCACAGTGCCTGCGGCACACCCCCTCCTGTCTTCCATCCGGAAGATGTATTCGGAGTTCGCGCTCTACCAGGACGACGAGTGGCTGTTCTCGGGACGCGTCCTCTCTGACGGGGACGACTTCTACAACAACAGGACGCTGGAACTGGAAGGCGAGCTTTCCTACCTCCTCGACAGCATCCAGCGTTACCACGAGTACCACGACATATCCGTTGCAGATTACTTCAGCACGCTGATCCAAAACCACAACGCCGATGTGGACGCCAGGAAGCAGTTCACCGTGGGGAACGTCACCGTGACGGATCCCAATGACTCCCTGTACCGCTACAGCACCTATGAGGATACCTGGAAGACCATCAGCGACAGGCTTTTATCCCGCCTTGGCGGCTACATCGTGGTGCGGCACGGCCCCGGCACCCCCGGGCACCCGGGAACCCGCTATATCGACTACATTGCCGATTTTGAGGACGTCGGGCGCGTCAACACGCAGGTGATCCGATTCGGGGAGAACATCCTCGACCTCGTGAAGGAGGGGACTGCCGAGGACTTCGCCACGGTCATCGTACCACTGGGGCAGAAGCTGGAGGACTCGGAGGAGCGGCTCACCATCGCCTCCGTGAACGGTGGGAAGGACTACATCGAGGATCCTGACGCCGTGGCGCTCTATGGCCGCATCGTGAAGACCGTGGAGTACGACGACGTTACGCTCCCTGAGAACCTGTTAAGCCGCGGCAGGGAAGTCCTGGACAGCCAGAAGGTCCTGCGGACGTCCGTCACCGTGACGGCGGTCGACCTGCACCTGATGGACGTGGACATCGAGAGGTGCCGCACGGGGGACAGGATCCGCGTGGTCTCGGAGCCCCACGGCATCGACGGGTACATGGACATACTGAAGATGTCCATCGACCTGCAGCACCCGGAGAACTCGAAGATGACGCTTGGCGCGACGCAGCTTACCCTGTCTTCCGCCATGGGCCGGGGGACTGCGGCAGTCCTGACATCCCTCAGGGAGAACTTCACGGCTTTCCACCATGTGGTCACGGACAGGCTCCAGGCCACGAACGCGGAGATCGAAGCCGTCCATTCGAGGCTCACGGAGACGGAGCAGCTTGTTGCGCAGAAGGCCAGCATCACGGACCTGAACGCTACGAACGCGGACGTCGCAAACCTGCAGGCCGCGAATGCGGAAGTTGAGAGGCTTGTCGCGGAGAAAGCCGGGATCGCGGACCTCAGGGCAACGGAAGCTGACATCCGCGAACTGAAAGCCGCGTCAGCAAACATTGAGAGCCTGCTGGCAGGCAACGCCGGCGTGGGGACGCTCCAGGCGATCCACCTGACGGGCGACAACATCGTGATCGACGACGCTACCATCGCGCAGGCAGTCATGGACGACCTCATGGCAGGCAGGGTCACGGCGAAGACCATCTACACGGACTACGTGAAGATCGCGTCCAGGGACGGCGCACTGGCCATCGAGGGCTCCACCATCCAGATACGTGATGCCAACAATACAGTGCGCGTGCAGATCGGGCGCGACGGCAACGGGAACTACTCCTACTACCTGTGGGACGCTTCCGGGAACCTGATCTGGACTCCGGAAGGGATCGCCGCAGGGGGCGTGCCGGACGGGCTGATCGTGGATTCCATGGTGGCTAATGATGCCGGCATCGACGGGGCCAAGCTCAACATCCGGTCGGTGGCAAGGGAGCTGGAGGATGACGGGACGCTTAAGTTGGACGCCTCCCGCGTGGTCATGGACGACACGACCCTCGAAGCCAGCTACCGGACGCTCACGCAGAGGGTGAGCCAGGATGAGACGGACACAGCGGAACTCAGGTCTGACACGGAAGGACTGAAGTCGGATACGGCAACACTGAAAACCCAGACGCAGACCCTGCAGACGGAGTTCAGGGAAGTCCAGGGGAAGATCGAGCAGAAGGTGTGGCAGTCGGACATCACGGAAGCGGTCACGCCGCTGGGGAGCTCCATCACGGAGCTGTCGGACCAGTATTCCGCGCAGCAGCAGACCATCAACGGCATCACCACGGAGATCGGGGACATACAGTCATCCATGGAGTCGAAAGCCGATGGAAGTTCCGTCCAGTCCCTCACGGCGAGGGTCAACAGCGTGGAGGAGACCGCTGGGGGATTTTCCAGGACTGTGTCCGAGATCAGGACTGAAGTGAATAACACAGTTCGCGAGGTAGTCACGTATTACGCGCAGAACGGATCCGAGACCGTGCCGCCTCCCGATGATGACGAGGGATGGAGCACAACTATGCCGGAGCGGATCAGGGGAACCTACGTGTGGCAGAAGACCGTCACGACCTATGCCACTGGGAACACCAGGACTTCCTCCCCCGTGTGCATCTCCGGAGCTGATGGCCTGGATGGTGAGGACGGCGATGCCGGGGAAGACGCGACAACGCTGAGGGTGGACTCCACAAGGGGCCTCGTGTTCAAGAACGACTGGTACGACACGGAGCTGAGGGTGACCGTCATGCATGGCGCGAGGACGATCCTCGACCTCCAGACTCTCAGGGAGGAGTACGGGGGATCGGCGCACCTCGAATGGTTCTGGCGCAAGCAGGCCGATGAAGACTGGCATGCCATGAGCGCAGGGGACACGCACATCACGGAAGGGGGATTCGTAATGAGGGTCACCCCAGATGACGTCGACGAGCAGATCCTGTTCCAGTGCGACCTTGTGGTGTAATGGCAGTCTGCCAAGCAGCGGTCATGCAGGCTTCTACATTGGTTCAGGATAGTTGTTGTGGTTCTGAGTTATAATAGAGAGCATGCTCAGCCTTGCTCAGAACCACTTTCGTTGAATAAGGGGTATTCGAGGAAGAAAACAAGCATAGAATTTGGCACTTTCCGGGGATGTTTGGAGAATTTACTTTCTCAAGAGAACAACAAGGCAGTCTGCGATGAATGTGAGAGAAAAACCGATGCCAGTGGTTATTCCAAGATCCTTGATGGTGCCGGGATGGTCGTTTTCATAATCGAGAAAGGCGTTTTTTATTGCTGTGATTAGCCTTTCAGATGTGGATATACATCCATTGGAGCTATCAGGATATGCTGCGGTGTCGTTTTGCCTCGTTTCGATAATTGGATTGGCGTTTGTCATTTTTTCCCTTTCTGCCTGTACACAGGCGAAGCTGTTTTGCGTATGGCCGAGATACATTTTGACTCTCTAATTGATGGAGTCATTTTTGGAGATTCGTCACAAGCCTGCCGAACCGATAGAACAATAATATGCCAAAACGAGTATTTATGTCAATAGAAAAATATTTCAAAACGAGTATAAATAATTGTCGAAATAAGATATACTTTGTATGCATAGTGTGATATAATGCAATCATCGTTTTTGGAGGTGGATTATGGCGAAAAAGAAAGCGACACGTACAATCGGTAATTCAAATAGACATATTGTTATTCGGCCTTCGCTCGTTACAGAGGGGGAAAATGCGGTTCAGGAAATAATGAAAAAATACGGTGATGTACCGCTCAGCCAACTGACGGATATGGGGTCTGTCAAGCTGATGAATAATACGTGGGATAACCGGCCGAGATCCAATATTGTAAAATGGATGATGGATAAATCGGGGAAGAACGTTGAGGACCTTGCTGAAAGCATGGGTTGCACTACAACGTTCGTGAATAATAAGTTGTTCAGGGGAACCTTTTCCTTTGATGATCTGATTATTATTGCGTATATATGTGGGTTTTTAATAACAATCACAGAAAACAACCCTGATGAAAAAGAACGCCGCACCTACCAGATTGATGTGAAGGATTATTTCAGAAATTATAATACGGATATCTTGGACAGCCTGTTTGCGTACGAAGAAAAAAGAAGAAACGAGAAAAAAGCGGAGTATGATGAGCTAAAAGCTAAGCTTGAAAAGATGAAGGAAGAGTATGGCTTTGAAGACTGATTGCTCTTTTCCTGTTTTGCTGACATGTTTGAACCTTTTTAGGGGGACGAATCCCCATTTCGGGAATTTGGTAGGGATATCAATATGTGGCAAAGTGCAAGGAGATGGGCACTGGAAAGGCCTGGCAGTTTATCGCTGCCGGGTCTTTTTCATGCTATGAGAGATAGAGGAATGGAAAACAGAAGAGGAGGAGCATATGGAAGAGACATACAACGGAAGACATGGACGTAACGAGAGGCTTGGAAAAGATGAGAACAATGGCGGAAGCTCAGTCAAGATCCGCATGCATGTGGCCGCGGACAGCGGAGGGAAGGTCGTGTGGCCGGAGATCAGGGTGGGCCAGATTGAGGTAACCAGTGTAGAAGAACTGAAGGAGCTGCTGGGGGAAGGAGCAGTGATAGCGTGGTTCCTGCGGACATGGGCGGGAAGCGTCACCCCGCTCGCGGCAGACGACCCGCGCATCGAACAGGACGGCTTCCTGCTCCGGCTCAGCAGCACGGCAATCAGGAGCGGCATGAAAGCGGAATGCGCCGTGGTGGCGTGATTAGTCCATCAGCTCACAGGATTTCGATGTAAGCATCACAACAGTGTATCTCACACGATAGTGCGGGAATCACAAAAGCGTGTCTCCCCCAGGCTTGTGAGAATCACAACAGCTGATGGGCGGGACAGCATCCGTTATACATCATCAGAACAGAAGAATAGCGGCAGATGAAACAGGAGGACTATACATGTCAACAGTACTTGCAAGGGGCCAGATCGGCCTTACAGACATCACCGACGCGTACAGCGTCAGCCTGTCCGTGGACTCCTTCACCTTCCAGGGGGACACGTCGAAGGTGAAATCCACCCAGAGCTTCACCACGCAGGTTTCTGCGTTCAGGGGCGCGACACCCGTGACAGCCGCCGTGACGGTCACTACAACGCTCACGAACACCGGCCTCACCGTCACGGATGACGGGGATTCCACTTCCCCCACGCTGACCGTGCAGGCTACGACCACGCTGACCGACGCGATCCTCAGGGGCGCTGCAGTCAACGGCCAGATCCTGCTCTCGATCCTTGTGGACGGCAAGGCGACCTTCAACAAGGCCATCAACCTTTCCATCGCCCTGACCGGCGCGACAGGGGCCGGGGGATACAGCATCCTCATGGGGAACGAGGCAGTGGCCATCGCGTGCGACAAGGACGGGAAGACCAAGGCGGCGTCCACGATCACGATCCCCTTCAGCATCTACCAGGGCACGAGCCGAAAGGCGGCGACCGTCACCGCGTCCGGCCTTCCTTCCGGCATCACGGCGGGAACGAACACGGCAGGCACTACATCAGCTGACGGCTCCTTCACGCTGAACGTAGCGGCATCAAGCGACCTCGGGGGCGCGGCAAACGGCGAGATCACGCTGACCTTCAAGACGGGATCGACCACTATCGGCACGAGGAAGCTCACCTGGGCGAAGTCCATCACGGGGGCTACGGGTGCGCAGGGCGGGACCGGCCCCACCGGCCCTGGGGCCATCAACGTGGTCTGCGGGAACGAGGCGGCGTCCATCCCCTGCACGAACGGCGGGCTCGTGGCATCCGCCATGACCATCACCATCCCTTTCGCGGCATACCAGGGGACCACGCGCATCGCATGCACGCTTACCAAGCCCACGGTCCCTTCCGGGATGACTGCCGGGAACCCGACGAACGCGACCACGAGTGCAGATGGGAGCATCAGCATTACCGTGGCGGCTAACGGGACGCTTGGAAACGCGGCAACCATGTCCGGGGAGTTCAACCTCGTGTTCACGGCGGGAGGCCAGACCATCACGAAGAAGTTCTCCTGGGCGAAGGTGCCGAAGGGGGATACTGGGGATGACGGGGAGGACGCCATCACCATCGTGATCATCCCCTCCGGTGGCACCGTGTTCAAGAACAGTACGGGGTCCAAGACCCTGACTGCGCACGTGTTCCGGGGGAACGCGGAGCTTACAAGCGCACAGGTCACCGCCCTGG